TCTTGTCATTCTTCACTCCGGATGAAGTGAATTTCCTCCAGCCGTATACGGTAACACATGATGTGCCTGCCGGATATACAAAGAAATACGGAACCTCTGTTTCAAAGCAGGTTCTCGTAGGAATTCCGTCCATGGCTGAGATCGGAGACAGGGTTGTTCCGGGCACGCTCGACCTTCCGCCAGCTCATCGACAGAGGGTAGACGGATGGGTAACGGACTGCGATACAATGTCTGCGTGTAAATCATACGGTTGGCGTAGTAAAGCCGCCACTGAAATGACGCGCGGCGTAATCGCTATGATTAAAATCAAGGACGACGCCCCGGTTGACGTAAATGTCGACGGATCCTACGTCATTCGCATTCCAGAAGAAGATTTTACCGGTAACCTTGAAGAATTTCTTGGTTTCGTTGCTTAAGGAGAATATATATGCCGTATGTCACTACGTATAAGCCTGCAAAGATGGCAGAAATTTCGCTGGATCAGATGCTGTGCGGAAGCGTTGATGAAAATGTGAAGCATAAAACGCGCACATATCCAGGAACGGTAACAAGGTACTGCGATAACCCGCCTTATTCCTCTGGTGACATACAGCGTCTTATCTCCATCCTTAAATCTCTTCCGTATCTGCATATCGAAAGGGATTTAAAAAAAGAATACAAGATCTATCAAATACCCAAGCGAAACGGCGGCTTGCGCACAATCTGCGCACCGTCCGAGTCGCTGACGCACGATCACCTGATTCTGCGCAGTATCTTTGAAAAAGAATTCTTTGCGCTTTATCATACGACAGCCTTTGCCTACTGCAAAGGACGAAACGCAAAACACTGTATTGCGCGCCATCAGGCCAATCAAAGCAAATGGTTTTTGAAGCTGGATTTTGCAGACTTCTTTGGTCAAACCAATAAGAGTTTTGTCCTGCGGCAGCTATCTCAAATCGCCCCGTTTTCTGAAGTCATGAAAGACTCAACAGGAGCTGCACTTCTTTCAAAGGCGATCGATATCTGCTTTTTAAACGACGGGCTGCCGCAGGGAACGATCATCTCTCCGATGCTTACCAACCTGATCATGATTCCGTTTGATCATGAAATCAACAGAATTCTGCACAAAAAAGGATTTGTCTATACAAGGTACGCAGATGATATTCAGATTTCTCACAAAGAAAAGTTTAACCCCGGAGAAGTGATCAATCTGATCAGGATTCAGCTGCGCGAGATGCGCATGCCGTATAAAATCAAAAACGAAAAAACCCGGTTTGGCTCTTCTTCCGGCAGAAACTGGAATCTTGGATTGATGCTCAATCATCATAACAGGATCACCATCGGCCATCAGGAGCATAAGATCATGAAGGCCAGAATTTTTAGTTTTCTCATGGACTGTAAATCGGGTAAGCGCTGGACAAGAGAAGAAATGGAACGCTTGGCTGGTCAGGTGGCGTACATGAGAAGCGTGGAGCCGTATACAACCGATCATATTATCCGGCACTTGAATGAAAAATGCAGCGCGAATTATGCGCAGCTCATGCGAGGAAACATGTTTTTTGAAAGGATTATATCATGAGAGCAATTAACAGTGGAAACACATACCACGTTTACGATAACTCCGTTAAGCTGTATAACGGCCTTCCTCCGAAGACCTACAGGGTCAACTTCAGTGAAATGCAGGGATTTTCCCTTGAAGAACAGCCCAACATCATGATCTGTGAAAAGGTCTATGGTGTTCATGAGGCAAAGGTCAATAAGGTGATGGCAAGTTTTAATAATTTTGCACGCAGCCTCGGCGTTATTCTGTCCGGGGATAAGGGGATCGGCAAATCCCTGTTTGCAAAAATGCTGTGCTCAAAGGCAATCTCCATTGGCTATCCGGTCATCATCTGTGATTCGTATTATCAGGGCATCGCGCAGTTCCTTGATTCTATCGATCAGGTTTGCGTCATCCTGTTTGACGAATTCGATAAGACCTTTAAAAAGAGTAAAGATGACAAGTCAGATGCGCAGGCTGGAATGCTGTCTCTCTTCGACGGCGTATCGATGAATAAGAAGCTGTTTTGCGTTACATGCAACGAGCTGTATGATCTTAACAGCTATCTCGTCAACCGTCCGGGAAGATTCCATTATCACTTCCGCTTCGAATATCCAACAAAGGATGAAATTCAGATCTATATGCAGGATCATCTGCCGATGGATAAGCACGGGGAGATCGAAAAAGTCATCAATTTCGCTCGAAAGGTAGATTTGAATTACGACTGCCTCCGCGCAATTTCTCATGAATTGAGGAGTTGTGAATCATTCGAAGAAGCTATTTCGGATCTGAATATCATTAAGCCAAATAGCGGCTCAAGGGCGAAGCTCTACGTGCTCTTTTCCGATGGCAGCAGAGCCTATGAAACGTTTGCCATTGATACTTTTTCAGATGAAGAAGAGGAGTTCGACTTTGGAGACGGCACGGATGCGCATACCGATTATCTCACGCTGAAGTTCGTGCCATCCGAAGCGGTGTATTCTGATCAGCATGGGGGATTTTATCTTCCGTCCAGCAGGATCAATATCTCAGAGGATTTTGATGAAAACGATGAAGACTCATGGATCATGAAATATCATCGTGACTATGTTCTTGCGCATAGGGCAAAGGACATCACAGGAATTATCATCAAGCCATCCTTTGACCGTAAGTCAATCCACTACTTTAAGGCGTAAAGGAGATGAATCTATGAACCTCAAAGAATCTTATCAGTATCAAAACCACCTGAACAGTCTTTATGCGCAGGTGTATTCCAATTTAAGCTGCGATGCGTATTTGACAAAAACCTCTCGATCTCATTTCAGGTCCAGGGTTGCTCCCGGCGTCATGGATGAAACGCTGGATGAAACAACAGAAAGGCCCTTTGGTAATATTCCGGTTGACGCGTTGATCGGATTTGCCTGCGCCTTGATCGATGAACGGGCTAAACTGGGTAAGGCGATTACCGAAGCGAAGTATCGTTCCACGCTGCCATCTTACAACGACTCAGACATTGATCTGGATGCTGAATTGTCGGCCAATAAAATGCGGCATAACCTGATTTTGCGGCTGGAGAACATGGCGGAGCTCAAGCCAACCGTCGTGCGGAAATCAACAGCCAAAGACTATCGATTCAATCAGGAAGGTAATCAGACACAGTACGTTTACCCCGTTGAAGATAAAATCGAAATTGATTTTAGCCGCGAAGCCCTGTGTGCAAAACTCAAGTCGCTTAAAGAAACGGCGGATAATATCTCCATGAAGGCAGAAAAGGCTATGCTCGATGAAAAAGTGGATTTCCAGCCGCGCTTTAACATTCATACATCCTATCAGGACACGCTATGTGAGTTTGTCAGATACGATTATTATCTCAGTCCGAATTGTGAGTAACTGCCGCTTGGCAGTTACTTCACAGAGCCGAAATAATCATGCGTTAGACAGCTTCCCGTGAGACTGGCAGGGAAGTAAAACATATATTCAGTCGCTAAGTTGAATCAAATTATTCCACCCTCTGGGATAATGCTGCAATCGGTTTTTAGATTGCTTCTCTGCGTCAGCAGATCATAAAGAAGAGCATGATTCAGCATTCGTATTCGCAAAATGTAATTCGTTAAGTTCGTTACTCGCTGCTTCGCTGTTTCGCAATATCGATTTAACGTCAATCATCTCAAGAATCGTGGATTAATTAGTTTACAAAAATTTCTATTAAAAACAACACAATTGAAACTTCACCAGGGCATATATGCCAATTGAGCATAGCATCCCTGAACGATGCTTCATTGATCTCGTTTCCCTGTTTAATCATTATTTTTCCGGCTTTGTGAAGTGGCTGCCGATGCAGCTTTCGCCGCTATGCATATTACAGTTGCTGATGTAGCTGTGCTTCGCGGTGTCATCCGAAGTGAAAATCCATAAAAGAACTTCACAAAAAAGCCCGTTCTGGGCCCTGATTCTGGAGCAGCAAACGAAACTAAAGTTTGCTGCCCAGAACCTGTGCCCAGAACGGGCTTGTCTGAAGTTCAGCGACAAATGTAGTCGCTGAACTTCAGACTAAGAAGAAGAACGGTATCAAACTAAAGTTTGAAGATGGCGGCGAAACAATATTTTCACCATTCGAGAATCGCCCTAATGAAGAGAAAACAACAAAACGACGATAAAAACGGAGTGATCGATCACGAGTAAAAAATCATATTTATCCAACCAGATTAACTTGATGTCCATTTCGACGACCGATCTGTTTACCGAAGAAGAATTTGAAATTTACAAACAAATCATTCAATTGATCAACAACATCGACGATGAAGACAATGTGATTAAAAGCTGCGACAAAAGGGATCCGACGATCAGAATCGACATGATCGCCAGCAAAAAGGATCTCCAGCAAAAGCTTGCAAAACTCATCCGCTCTCACAGAGGAAAGCCTCGACGAGTACGATTGTCAGGTGTTATCGATTCCTCCAAATGCGTTGATTCTGATACAGGCGAAGTGCTGATGCCGGATGGCGTCATTTGGGACAAACTGAAGATGACGAAAAAGATTGCAGAATTTTCATCGGATACATCAAGGGCCATGGACGCGCAGAATAACGAAGTGACCTTCGATAAGATTATCGTAAAATGGAAATCTCTTGATGTGCTTGAGCAGGTTGTCACCGACGGATTTTCCATGGACATCCTTCAGCCTGACGGATCAGTTATCACGAAATGGTATCGCTTCGCTACGGCATCAGCCGGACAACTCAGAACCGATAAGGTACAGGTAATGTCGGAAGATAAATGGAAAGAGATTGAAAGCCATCTGCTTTGTGGTCTCTCGTTTGAATCGATCAACGCTTCCGGCGGAATCAACGCCAACAAGCTGCTGGCTTATATTGCACTTGGTTCGTCTGCAACAGATCCGTGGACTCAAATGGATATCAATCGCTGCATTGTCATCGATGATTTTGAAGCGCCGGCAACCGGTCTCGTCGATTACATCAACAACGACTACGAAATCAGCAGAGAAACAAAAACTGCGATCATTTCTCATACAGATGGCTGCGGCATGATGCTGCCGGCTGTCAGCAGAAAGAATTTTATGGTCAGAGCGCCTTGGATCAAAGGACTTCTGGCCTCTTTTGATTTTATCAAGTTTTGTCAGATTCATGACGTAAAACCGGTAATTAAGGATATTTACGGACTTGAGCATGATCTGATTAAAGAGAACATTCAGATTATTTTTACGAAGTCTCAGTTTAAGCTCTGGAAGTATTATGCGTCGTGGGAGCAGTATAAGCAGTGTTTTTCCCAAAACGGATGCTGCCTGAATAGGACGAACTTTGAAGAATCCTATATCCCGGACACTGAAATATCGTATCAGATGCTTCAGACGCTGACTGACTTTACGGATGATGAGATCAAGAGCTTTACAAGAAAGACGCATGAAAAGATATCCGGAATCGCAAAGGATGCTAAAACCATGCTCAGTACGCTGCAGGCAGATCTTGAATCAGAAAATCCTTATAAAAGAGCGCTGCTGATCTATCCGGAACTCCTGCGTGAAGCTTATTCAAGGGAAACACTGAAGTCGATTAAGCGAAGGTGGACTCTGGACGCAAAATCGGGAAAAATCAAGTGCGAAAATAAACGCCTGTTTGCGATCCCTGATTTATATGCCGCGTGCCAATATTGGTTTTTAGGCCAAGCGCAGCCGGAAGGATTGCTTAAAGACGGAGAAGTAGCGTGCAAGCCGTACAGGGGAAAAGAAAAGGTTGCGTGCCTGAGATCTCCGCATTTGTATATGGAATGGACAATCCGCAATGTCGTCCATGATCAGTCTATCTACGATTGGTTTTATACGGACGGAATTTATACCTCATGCCATGATCTGATTTCCAAGGTTCTTCAGTTTGACGTCGACGGAGATCAGTTAAACGTCATCGCTGATCCTTTGCTCATTTCCATTGCCGAACGGAATATCAAGAAGTACGATGTCGTGCCTCTGCTTTATGAAATGGGTAAAGCCGCGTCAAAACCAATTGACAGAAATGAGTTTTTCAATGGCTTAAAGCGCGCACACGATTTCAGCGGCATTGGTCAGGTATCTAATAACCTAACGAAGTTGTGGAACAAGGATGAACCGGACAGAGGCGCCGCTGCGATGCTTTGCTTCTACAATAATTTGGTGATTAACTCTAGTCACCCTATGTGGAGACACATAGAAAACAACCGAGTGAACGCGCACATGCGCGGTGTCGCATTTACATGCGGCTAACAGAGAAACACCTATATTTTTAAGGAAGTGATTTTATGGAATTCGTTGATAGAATTAACGTGGGTGACAAAAGCGGCATTTACTTAATTCGGAATAAAGTCAATGGAAAAGCCTACGTAGGTCAAACAAAACAACGTTTCATAAAGCGCTTCTTCCATCACGTTTGGAAACTCCGCAAAGGGACGCATGACAATAAGTGGTTGCAAAGTGCATTCAATAAATACGGCGAAGATTCATTCGAATTCGTCGTTAAAGAAATTATTGTCGGAGATAGTGAATTCTATAATGACGAAGAAATTCGAATCATCAAAGAATACAGAAGTAAAGGCATTTGCTATAACCTTAGCGACGGCGGAGATGGAGCACATGGAGTTAAGCCTTCCCAAGAGCAAATCAGGAAGTTGGCTGAAATTAATAAAGCGCTTAACACAGGTAAAAAAGCTTCAGAAGAAACCAAACGTAAAATGTCCGAAACAAGAAAAGCGTATTACAAAGAACATCCCAAAACACATGAATCAATTATGAAATCCGTTGCAGGAAGAAGACAGGGATTGATTTGCGGAGAATATAAGACGCAGAAAATAACTCCCGAAATAGTGCAGCAGATTCAAGAGTTGTTGATGCTGGGATGGGCTCAAAAAGACGTGGCTCGAAAATTCGGTATCACTCAAACGAACGTTAGCGCAATTAAAAACGGCAGAAGCTGGTCTTTTGTTGAAATTGACGGTTGGAATGAGTGGAGAAAAGAAAGACATAGGTCAACTCTGTGCCAAGCTTCGAAAGAAGAAGGTGCAACGACTATCCTGCAAAGGAGTACAGCGGAGTGAAACTCTCCGTCTGGAAGCGCTCGGCCCCTGCGTTGCAGGGTGAAGACATAGTCTACTCCGTATGGTAACATACGGTATTAAGGAGATGCAGCAAAAACCGGTTTTATCAATTCATATGAAAACTATCCGGAAATCAATAAACGAATCAACAAAGCGATAGGCGGCAAAAATGGCCGCATGCCCTGGTTCTTCCAGTATTCAAAGAATGGAAGACGTTTTTTACATTTGCCCGTTAAACTCAGAAAAAAATATGTAAAGCCCAACCTTTCTACGATGAATCGGATCTGCGCAGCGTTTGACGACATCGGCAATATCAATATGAATTATGCCAACGTCCCGCCTTTTAATTGGCAAATGCTGCTCACCTCAAATGAAAGCATATATAACATCTCAGCCGTTTCTCTTTTTTGTCAGATGGACGACGGCGCAATGCCCTGCTTAAAGGATACCATGGCCTCAGACAATGAAGCTGAGTTCAAAATTGGCATGCTTTATAACATCGTTTCTCAGGATATCACAAAACAGATGATTGAAAGATTCGGTTCTCTTGAGGCGGTTTATCCTTCAATCGTCAAGTATTTGTTTGCCGGAAGCAATGCAAACAAGGTGCTGCATAAACAGATGTTCTGGAGAGTCTTTGGAGATATTGCTTGTCAGGCACTTGCGCAGAACATGCAGACATATACGGTGTGCGACAAATGCGGAATGAAACTGCCCAACTGGAGTAAAACGCATATCTGTCCAAAGGATACAGTCGGAT